TGCGTTGTCTGATTCGCGGCGGCAACTGGAACAATGGGGCGAATGCTGGCGTGTTTAATTCCAACCTCAACAACCCGCGTTCCAATGTCAACGACAACATCGGCGGGCGCTCCGCTTTTCACCTATTACCCGGCGGGAGCTATACCGGAAGTGGGTTATGTCTTACGGGATATAACACGGTGTATAGGTTAAAAGGAGCCTTCTTCCATTCTGCGGAGGACAGTACGCAGAAAAATTAAAGGCTGCCCCGGAGACGGAAACGCCACACGGGGCAATGTTAAGAGGAAAATGGGATATGACGGTAAAGAAATAGCAGTCATTGATAACGCATGGGGTACGATATGCGATTTTTCGTGGCTGTGCAAAGCACATGAAAACGCCCACAAGGGCAAACGGTACCGCGCGGAGATCATGGCATTTACAGCAAGGCTTGAAGATTGGCTGTTTCTTATCATTGAGAACCTGCAAAACGGCACTTATATATTGGGGCCATATCGTAAGCTATGGGTATTCGTACCAAAGAAGCGCCTTGTTATGGCGTTACCGTACCCGGACAGGATAGTACAGTGGAGCATATACCAAATATTAAATCCGTTCTACGATAAAATGTTTATCGAAGATTCCTACGCCTGCAGGAAAGGCAAGGGAAGTCACAAGGCAGCGGCACGGTTACAATACTGGATGCGACAGGTTATGCGCAAGCCGGGCAAAAGGTATTATTACTTAAAGCTCGACATAAGCAAATACTTTTACCGCGTAGACCATGAGATACTACTATCCATACTTGCAAGGCGGATCGCGGACGAAAGACTGCTTGATCTGATACGGGGCATTGTCAACAGCAAGGCGGAGCCGTTCGGACTGCCGAGGGGCAAAGCGCCGCAGGATGTACCGCCGGAAGAATGGTTATACGAAGTCGGGATGCCGATAGGCAATCTTACCTCGCAGCTATTCGCAAATATCTATCTGAATGAATTAGACCAGTATTGCAAGCACACTTTGAAAATCCATTACTATATACGATACATGGACGACATCGTGATACTTGCAGAGGACAAAGAGACGCTTCATAAGTGGAAAACCGCTATTGAAGCGTTTTTGCGTGACAGGTTGGCACTCGACCTTAACGACAAAACAGCAGTACGCCCGGTAAACATGGGCGTTGAATTTGTCGGAGTGCGGATATGGAACACTCACATGAAGCTACGGAAAAGTACCGTTGGGCGCATAAAAAGAGAAGTCAAAAAGATAACGGAGCGATACGCGACCGGGAGAATCAGCAAACAATCTTTCGACCGACGCATAGCAAGTATCAGAGGACTGCTTGAACACACCGACACGGAGCGGTTGCGGATGCGGCTTAATGGTATCTACCTTGCGGAAATGGAGAAAGCAAGAAAACGGAAGGAACAGGCGGAACATGAGCAGCCATTTACAGATCATAGCAGATTTGGAGAACCTAAACGAAGTACAGGCCCGGACAATCAAAGTTCTTGCAACAAGGCTTGCGGAGCTGGGGGATGTGGAGACGGGCAGAGACGAGATAGCGGAAGCCGACAGGATGTATAGAAACATCATCAGCGGCGACGAATGGCCGGACGACCTGCCGGAAAAGCTCTTTGAAGAAACAGAAGCGGCGGAAGGTGGATAAGCACAGCACCGATACCGAGACGAGGGGCGGCGAAAGGAGGTAAAGGCCATGGAAGATGCAATAACGAGAAAAGAGCATGAAGAATTTGCGAAACGCATTGACGAAGAGAACCACCGCCAAAATCGCAGAATCGAAACGCTCGAAGAAACTGTAAGACAGATATCAGACCTTACAGCAACAGTAAAGGAACTGGCAGTCAATATGAAAAATATGCTTTCAGAGCAGGAGCGACAGGGCGCGAGACTTGCAAAGATCGAGGGCAAGGACGGCGAAATGTGGCGAACGGTGGTAACACACATATTGACTGCAATCATCGGCGGAGTAATCGCATTTGTGTTTGTGAAACTTGGAATGTAGGAGGTGCAACCATGAAAAACATTACAAATAAGGATTGGTGGAAAGCTGCCGGAATCAGAGCGGTTAAGACCGTGGCACAGACAGCCATTGCAACAATCGGAACAGCGGCGCTTGTATCAGAGGTTAATTGGATAGCGGTTGCCAGTGCATCAGCACTCGCCGGGATCCTCTCACTTCTCACAAGTATAGCAGGACTTCCCGAAGTGGAGTAAAGGAGGCAGTATGGACGAAAAAGAAAAGAACGAGATCATAGAGAGCGAAGAAGAAGTAAACGAAGAAGCGCTTGAAATGCTTTCGGGAAACGGAGGCGAGGACGATGAGTAACAGCAGCCTTATATGTTACACAAAGATATCTCCGAATAAGACCGTATGTACCGGCAAAGTGAACGATACTATATCTATTCACTGCATGGCCGGTCAACTGTCCGTAGAGACCTGCGGAAATCTGTTTGCAAAGTCAAGCAGGCAGGCAAGCTCCAACTATGGCATTGGCCCGGATGGGCGCATTGCGCTGTATGTAGAAGAAAAGGACAGATCATGGTGTACGAGCAATCGGGCAAACGATATGCGGGCTATCACTATCGAGGTTGCATCGGACGCAAAACAGCCGTGCGCCGTCAAAGATGCCGCATACAAAGCACTCATTGAGCTTGTGACGGACATCTGCAAGCGCAACGGCATTAAAAAGCTGGTATGGTCTACCAACAAGAGCGACCGCATGAACCATAAGAACGGGTGCAACATGACAGTACACCGCGACTACGCCGCTAAAGCGTGCCCGGGAGACTATCTGTATAACCGTATGGGAGAGATCGCGGCGACCGTTAATGCAAAGCTGGGAGCGGCGGAAGAAACACCGGCACCGCAGACACCGGACAAACCGGTATCGGGAACGGGAGTACAGCCCTACACCGTGAAGGTAACGGCGAAAGTTCTCAATGTGAGAAAAGGCCCCGGCACAAATTACGGCATTGTAACGCAAATCAAGAAGGGAGAAGTCTACACCATTGTAGAAGAAGCCGTGAACGGCTCTACAAAGTGGGGGCATCTTAAAAGCGGCGCAGGCTGGATAAGCCTTGCATACACACAGAAAAGATAGGAAAGCTCCGGCAGCATTTCCAAAAGTGGGAATGTGCGCCGGGGCTTTTTTCTTTTGTCGAAACTTCTTAAAATTCTTATGGAAATAATAGGTGGAAGCCGATATTATAAGTACACAAATAAACAAAGTGCGACAAGTGCGGCAGGAGCGAAAGTAACCCCGCACCGGAGTATTTGGGAAGGAGGCTATTATGGCAGATAAGGAACCTCGCACTTTCAAGCATTTAACAAAGACAGACAGGTTAAGGATTGAGAAGTGGAAAAATAAAGGCATGAAACCAAGGGAGATAGCCGACAAGCTCCGCGTGCATATCTCCACAGTGTACCGGGAGCTAAAGCGCGGAGAGTATGAGCGCCTTGACGGTAGCACATGGGAAATGGAGACGAGCTATAGCCCGGACATAGCGCAGGAGAAGTACGAAGAAAATCTACGGGAGAAAGGCCCGGACTTGAAGATAGGACACAATCAAGAATTGGCGGACTTCATAGAAAAGACGATCATAGAAAAAGACTACAGCCCGGCGGCAGCGCTGGCGGAAGCAAAAGCACAGGGGTACGATGTGAATATCACGGAGCAGACGCTTTACAGTTATATAGAAAAGGGCGTGTTCTTGAATCTGACAGCAAAGCAGTTACCGCGACACGGGAAGAAGAAGCAGAAATATAAGAAAGTAAACAAGAAGAAGGAAGCAAGCCGCGCACCGGCAGGCGAAAGCATAGAGAAGCGCCCGGAAGAAGTCGAAAGCCGGGAACAGTTCGGACATTGGGAGGGTGATACCGTCTATTCCGGGAAGAAGAAGGGAAAGACGGCGCTACTCACCATGACAGAGAGAAAGACGAGAAAAGAGATCATCATTAAGATACCTAACCGCATGGCGGAAACCGTAGTAAAAGCCGTTGACGCATTGGAGCGAAAATGGGGAGCGGTCAATTTTAGGGAAGTGTTCAAAAGCATAACATTTGATAACGGGAGTGAGTTTGCAGCAGCGGAAGAGCTGGAAGCGTCCTGCATCAATAAGAAGATACCACGGACGAAAATTTACTTCGCACATCCTTATAGTAGTTTCGAGCGCGGAACGAACGAGGTACAAAACGGGATGATCCGCCGGAAGCACCCGAAGGGTACGGACTTTGACGATGTATCAAAGAAGGAGTTGCAGGAAACCGAAGATTGGATGAACGACTACCCGCGAAAGATATTAGGTTACAGATCGAGCAACGCAGCCTTTAGGGAAGAGCTGGCGGCACTCGGTATCGCAGCATAAATCCAACAGCAAATCAATCAAAAACCCACCACAGAAAGCAGACCGAAAGCGCATAAACGCTGACGGTCTTAATGTCGTACATTCGTTCGTTGTGCAAGATAGACAAAGAACGACAGAAATAATTGTGAAAGATTTTTGGGGAGCGTCTGCATTTAATGCTTGACTTTTCGATATTATCAGAACACTAAGAAAATGCTTGCATTGGATTACAAAGTATGCTAGAATATTTGAGTCTGGGCGTACAGGTATATCCATGCAGGCATTTTTTGTGTGTAAACCTACCGGACAGAAGT